TTAATCCCTCTAATGGACCACATCCTCCTCCTTTTAAGACATCCGGGTTCTCGGTACTACCTCCACTCACTAATTTAATCTCCATTCCTTCTTGGTGCTGCGTATCCTGCATTTATATAGATTATACGTATAAAATAATGGTCTTGATATTACGTATTACCTAAGATATATACAAAATGTAGGCATATATAAATGGAATCTAAGAATGAAACGCGTGTAACCACGAAGACACCGACCAAAGAATTAGTCGAGCAGGTTCAGCGTTGGGTCGCCCTCGACGCCCAATTGAAAAAGATTAACGAAAAGACGAAAGAGTATCGCGAAATGAAGTCTCGAATAGGGACCTCTATAATGACCTATATGAAAACGAATCGATTAGAAAATACAAAGATTGATATTTCGGATGGTCAAATCAGATTGGCGGAAAAGCGCGATTATTCGCCCCTCACCTTTACCTATATTGAAACCTCGCTCCATAAGATTATACCAAACCAAGAACATGTTGAATATATAATACAGTATTTGAAGGATAATCGGGAGGTGAAAGTGAGCTCGGAGCTTAAGCGCACTTAGCGCACTTGTAACCTTAGTGGATTATCCATTTATCTTTGTATAATACTTGTCTATGATGCTTTCTTTCATGGGTGATGGAGAATAGGTCGAATTATCTATGACGGTTGTGCAATAATATCTCTCTTTACTAAGACCGGTTTCATCATAAAAGGTGTCATATACAAAAAGAATAACGCGTTTGAATGTTTCGTCTGTTTTTAGTTTGATGACATCTCCCTCTGAGTATTTGGGGGCACTGACTTCCATCTAGCAAACAATATAAAAATACATTTATATTGTTTCGGGTTTCGGTTTTACCAATCTTAGAAAAATCAAAAAACTTGACCTACCGTGGGTTTAAAAACTCGACCCAAATGCGCCACCCAACACCGCATTCGCCGCCATCGGTCCCATGTATTCCATCGGTCCCTGTGCCGGTCCAGCCGAGCCGCGCATCATCGTATCATAGGTCTCGCCACCACCACCTTGACGCGTCGAGACGACCGGAGCAGGTGGGAAAACAGTATTCTGGGTCTGAGAATTGTCTAAATAATCCGCCTGGCTGGGGGTATGGTTCGACGCATTGCCCCCTCCTCTACTAGAATGCTTGCCCGACTTTTTACCCGATGAATCCGTGCCATCCCATAAATCGGACAATCGGTCAACCAAGATATTGACCTTTAGACCCAATTTCGTCTGAATACTAAGAACAATCACCAAGAAGGCGAGAATAACATTGGTCAGAGCCAAGGTCTCGTATTTGAACCCACTGTAGGTAGGGAAATAGGTAATAATACGATGTATCACAACAATACCGCAAAACATGACAATAATTTGTATCAATATTTCGACTAAAAGCTCTAGGGACGACTTGTCGACATCGGCCTCGGGAATAAATCGCTGTATTAGTTTATTCAATACAACAATTGGTATAATAGCTAAGACGGCGTATTGTACAACATTAAATATTTCGGCCTTTCCCTCCTCATTCGTGGAAAACACGTGGTTCAAAAACGTCTTTTTATGAATATCTTTGGTTTCTTGCAAAATATCCATTCAATTGACTATATGGTTTATTTAGAAAATATATAAATAGATTGGCTATATTCGATTATAGCATGCACGAGGAAACCCAATATCTGGATTTAGTAAAAACGGTCATTGAACGGGGGCATTTCGAACCGGGGCGGAACGGCAATACATATTCTATATTCGGCACCCAAATGCGATTTTCGCTAAACGATGGCGTCCTCCCATTATTGACGACCAAGAAATTGGCGTGGAAAACGTGTTTCCGCGAATTATTATGGTTTATCCGCGGCCAAACCGACAACCGCATATTGAATGCTGCGGGGGTCCATATATGGGACAAAAACGGCACTCGCGAATTCTTGGACGGTCGGGGTCTGAATCATTTAGTCGAAGGGGATTTAGGACCGGTTTATGGACACCAATGGCGGCACTTTGGTGCCGAATACGGGTCATGCGAAGACGATTATATGGGTAAGGGTGTGGACCAATTACAGCAAATCATAGACCAATTAAAAGACCCAGAGAAGCGGGGGTCGCGACGTTTAGTCATGACGGCATGGAATCCCATCCAACTAGATGAAATGGTATTGCCGCCATGCCACGTGTTGGTCCAATTCAATGTCCGCGATAATAAGTATTTATCGTGTTCATTGTATCAGCGGAGCGGGGACATTGGTTTAGGCGTACCGTTCAATATCGCATCGTATTCGTTTCTGACGCATCTGTTGGCCCATCATTGTGGTCTGGTGGCGGAAGATTTCGTCTATACTTTAGGCAATGCACATATATATGAAGAACACGTGGAGGCCCTCCGCGGACAGTTATTGCGCGACCCCCTGCTTTTTCCTAAAATACATTTTATCCGGAGCCGCGAAAAAATCGACGATTATGAAATTGAAGACGTCGAATTTCTAAGACCATATGTATCATGTGACCCCATAAAAATGGATATGAAAGCATAATCAATATATGGAGACAATGCGTTTAAAGGACATACTAAAAGTCATTTAGAATAATATATAAAAATGAGTAGTGCCAATGCCGCTGCTAGAAAAAGAAGAGCCGGTCCACTTCCCGAACCAATACAAACGAGACAACCAGGACAAGGCGTCCAATCTGCGCCTACTCCTTCAACAGGTCCCGCTGGCGCTGCTCCCGCAACTGGTCTTACCCTTCCCCAAGTAATTTCCATTTTGGACAAGCGTATTACCGTCTTAGAAAAGACGGTTAAAGATGGCGTGCCTTCTCTTCCAACCGCGCCACAACAAGTTGTACCAACGCAATCGCAGGTGCAATCCAATCAAAGTATTATGGACGAATTCAATAGCCGTTTCGAGCTTTTAGCCGATGAAATCGCCAATATGAAGAACATTGTCATTTCTCTCCAATCCTATACAATGGATGTGAATAAGGTCTTGATGGAAGAACGTATTCAAATACTTTCCGAAGTGGCCAATACGCCCCTAACAGGTGTAGTAGGTGCGGACAATACGGAATCACTATTACCTGATTCCAACGGAGAAGAGACTTTTCAATTAGGTTTAGAATCTGCAGCAGATGCAGATGCAGTGGGGGTATAATATTAGTTACAAATCATATAAATAAATATACAAATACTATATTATTAGAATTATGAGCCAGACCCCCATTTTGGAATCTTTAGGGAAAATAAAGGACGATTTTTATTCGAATGAATCCAAAAACCTAATATTCAAAAAAGACCAAAAAAACCGGATTTCGAATGCTATTTTACAAGAATATAATTTAGACGTATTGTTGTCGAATACTATATATCGAATCGGTGATACAAATCGCATCTTCGTGGATTACAATGTATTTAAGATGTATGTCAATGAGTCCATTGAATCGCACGTGGTCGATTATCTGATTAATAAAATGTTGGAATGCGTGCGTCTGTTTGGGGCGTTTGAAATACACATCGACTTGAACGGGTTTACAGTATCTGGCTTAGAACGATACAAGCTTTCGTTGCAAATGTTTTATATGAAATGTTGTAGTAAGAGCGAGGAAGCGGCAGTGGAATTCGAAAAATCGTTGATAAAATTATGTATTTATAATACACCCTCCATTATGAATTCGATTAATCAATTATTTAGGAATATGATTAGTTCCGAAACAAAGGGGAAGATATTCTATTTTACAAAGGCGGAATCGAAGAATAAACTGGAGGCGCTTTTGAACAAATAAATTGGTCCTACCATAAATATATTCTTTGTTATATATATAAAATGAATTGGGTCGTGACTCTTTATTCTGCACTTCTTTTCTTTGTTCTAACCCCGAATGTGCTATTGCGTCTTCCTACCAAGGGCAGTGTTCGCGTCGTTGCTCTAGTCCATGCCCTGGTGTTCGCTCTTATCTTCCACTTTACCCACAAGTTGGTGTGGCAGGCCAGTGTCTCGATGAGTCTACCTTCAGCACATGCTGTTGCTAAGAAGGAGGGATTCAACGGTGCTGGTAAGGGTGCTGGTAAGGGTGGCGCTGGTCTTGGTCATGGTGGCGCTGGTCCTAGTGCTGGTCCTACAGGTAGAGGACCAGTATAAAATTGATTCTATTTTAAGCATCCAATAGACAAGTAATATCCAATACTTGTCTATATTTATAATGTCCCCCTATAAATGTGCATATTGCCAGTCCAATACCCATTTGATTCATCATTGTAAAGACCCCTCTATTGAAAAGCTCCATGAAGAGACGATGGAATTCGTCGCCGTTTCGAATTACGCTTATTTTGACAATCTCTATATTCCGTGCTTGCTAAAGACCTATACGACTATCCAATTACGCGTTTTGGGGTACAAATTTCGAATTAAACTCACATCGAACGGAGAAGCCACATACAAACACTTTATAGCCGAATTAGCGGAAAAATACTACGAATCGATATACGATGATGCAATAAGCATACGGATTATTCGCGGGATGACAGAATCGCGGCTAGAAACCTGTTTAGAACTCGCGGTAAAATATTATATGTATAACTTCCCCGACGGGGACGACGTGGACGAGGACATCAAAGATTACACACGGCGGTATATCTACGAACTGCGACCCAATTCGTTCAAATATGACATAGTCGCTTATTTAGACGAAACGGGGGTAAATACCGGCATAAATGTCGGGGACAATTGCAGTATATGTTTAGAGAAAATGGAAAAAGAAACGCTGGAATTCGACTGTAAACACGCGTTTTGCACGCCATGTGTCATGCAATATTTCGAAAAGTTGAACATCGATGACCCCACATGCCCCCTTTGTCGAAATGACATTTTCGCAGTGAAATCGAGCGACCGCCCCAGCGTCAAGCAGTTTATGTATAAATGGTGCAAACATCAGGTCAATTTGGTTGTGGAGCAACATATCCAGCCCACAGAGGATGAACCATCTATAGTAGAATCAGAGCATGTTACGGACATCCATAAAGTCGAGGAGACACCCGCGCCAAAGTACAGTCTATTTCGTAGATTATTGTCATTTATAGTCAAACCACCCTGTATATAACTATAAAATTGATTCGAAAAGTATTTAGAATAGAATACAAATAAACAGAGCCCCCTATACACACTATAATGAACATTGTCATCCACAACCAACAGAAATCGGAATGCTTCGCCGCAATATTCCAGCATATCAAACTCATGACGGACAATATCAATATTGTCTTCGACCAAGAAAAGATGTATGTGCAATCGATGGACAATTCGCGCATTTCCATCTTCGAAATTACAATTCCGCGCACTTGGTTCGACGAATACACAATCCCTGAGAATGTATCGGGGATTACTATCGGCATCAGCTCGACGATACTCTTCCGGATACTCAATATACGCGATAAAATGCAATCCACTCACCTAGTCTATTCGACCCTGGACGACTCGGACAAACTCTTCGTCCATTTCCTGAGCGATGCAAAAAGTATATTCGACAAACACTTTGAAATACCGCTTATGGAGATGGAGAGTGAGGTCATGTCAGTGCCCGATTTCGAATATGCGGCGGAGCTGTCGGTATTGGCACCCTATTTCGCCAATATCATCGGTCAGCTCAAACTGTTCGGCGATACATTGGAAGTCCAGTGTTCGGAAGATAAGATAATGATGTCGTCGACCACGACGGAGAGTGGCAAAATGTCGGTGGAAATCGGCATCGACGATTTGACCGAGTTCGCCATCGAGGAGGACGCGGACCTCCACCTTTCATTCAGTCTCACCTATTTGCACAATATTTGTATGTATAATAAGCTGGCCAAGAATATTGACATCAAACTCAGCAACAATTACCCGATGCGGGTGGATTACGATATTGGCGAGGGGGCAAGCATCAAGTTCTATTTAGCGCCGAAAATCGAGGACTAGATATACGTTTTAATTTATATTATAGATTCATTGCATACCATATATAATATGAATTACCTAATTACTTTTTTCATTTTCCTATTAGTCACCCTTTTGTATATTCATATTACGGCCCAATACAAAAAAGGCGAGCATTTAGAAATATATGAAATGGACTATACGACCAATCGGGCATTACAAGATGTATGTGACATTCGACAACCCGTCATTTTCGATTTCATGCCCGTTTACCCCGACTTATTTGCCGAAACGGCGTTGGCTAAACTTGCGCGGAAAACGGAAGAGGAGGTCCAAATATACGATACGAATGATTATTGGAAATCCGACGATTCCGTCGATTCGGTCACTTTGCCGTTCAAAACGGCGGGGGCGCTTTTAGACGCCGATGACGCCGGCCATTTTTTCAGTGAGAATAATGGCGACTATTTAGCCGATTGTGGTATAGAGGATACGATACAGACACTGGGGACGTTTTTCCGTCCGCAACTGACCGTCATGTCGGACTACGATGTGACGTTCGGGTCGACGGGTGCCTATACACCATTACGACATCATTGCGCGAGTCAGAAACTCGTCATTGTAATTCGGGGGAAACTCCGGGTTAAAATGACGTCTTGGAAAAATGAGAAATATTTAAATCCTATATGTGATTACGAAAAGGGGGAATATAAATCGCGCCTAAATCCGTGGAATCCCCAAGAAAAATACCGGATTGAAATGGAAAAGCTAAAGTTCTTGGATTTCGAAGTGGGTGAGGGATATATATTGTATATTCCGGCATATTGGTGGTATAGTATCCAATACCATTCCGACACTTTGAGCGGCGATTTGTGTAATACGGTAAATGTGACGTATTATACGGCGTTCAATCGTTTAGCACATTTGCCCGAAACTGTTCGTTATTTCCTAAATCGTTCGAATCATACCTCTTCGGAATCGGATGTAAATATGCGGAAAATAGATTCGGAAAAAAAGGATTCGAAAACGGATATAGTTGTATCTGAAACGGAAAATATAGACAGTAGTGGAAATGGGTCGACAACTAGCGATTAATTTTATATAAACATACGGTTGTATTTACAAGAGGTATGAGTGCAAATAATGTATTTTTCATTATACATTATTTTGAAAATTTGTTCAAAGGATTTGACAAGATAGACTTGTCATTCCACATGGTCCAGATAAACCCACACCCCTGCCTGACGGACCCGATGTTCCTGACGTTCCTGTCGGACCCGATGTTCCTGACGCTCCTGTCGGACCCGATGTTCCGGACGTTCCTGATGGACAGACCGACGACGATGAGCCATATGCACCAGAAAGTCCCACTGGTCCCGAATTGAAACCAACCTCCCCATTCTTAGGCCGAAAGTAAAACGAGGCAAAGTTGCCATATCTTTCGGCCAAAGTACGCCTATCATTCTGATAGACGACCGCATCCGCACGCTCACCTTCCGGCTGACCTGTCTCGACCAGTTCGAAATCGCCCAATACAACATTGAAATCGTGTGCAATATTGACCTTTAGTCGCAAAAAGAAGTCGTCTAACGAGACGTCGGTTCGCGACGTATATGTCTTTGTATTTGTAGTATATGCCTGTTTGATATAGTATTCCCCCTGTACGCCAGAATTGGTGGTGTTCATATTCGACATTATGCTATTGTTACACACATCCTATTTATATTATTTACAATCAATTTTATTGTTGAATATACGTGACCGGTATATTACGGCTTTTTACTTCCGCGCACTGCTCTTCGGGGTCATACTGAAATCGTGCATAGAATTCGTCGGAATCGGGGAATTCGACCCGTTTAGTCGAATGGTCGATAGTACCGCCGAATTGCGCGATGCGGTCGGCCCAGACCGGAGACAAGGAGGCGTAATATAGCCATTGTTCATTGTATTTCTTTGAAATCGACGTCCCGTCCGCCCTATACTGCACTTTCTTAGGTCGACCACGGATTGTGATACTAAGGGCGCCATTCCGAATAGGCATGTATAGGCACTCCTTTTCCAAGATTTTGGTCGAATCGTCGGTTTCATTGGTTCTATATTTGCGCCGAATTTGGTCGGCGTCGGCCACTATATAAATCCGGCGTTTTCGTTTTCTATCTAAAAGTGTCTGATTAGGCGTATAGGACGGCTTTTCTGCAATGACAATGCGCGACGAGCCATTGGATGAAAAGGCATACTCTAAACCACACATATTAATGACTATTGAAGCTAAAACGTCATCGCGACTATTGTCGGCGTGCCATTCGTGACAGAGACGGTTGAGGAAATTACCCAGTTTGGGGTCATGTGCTTCGAAATAGTCTTCATATAGCATCGATAGTATCTCAAACACCTCGTATTTGTAGCCGGAGTGATAGAGCTCAAATGCCCAAAATAGGGCGGGTTCGCGCTTCTTTTCTAAGATGGTAGCGATGAGTGAAATCTCGACTTCGTGTCGAATATACAAATATCGTGTAAATATAATGCCTGTCTTTGACTGGACAACCTTGCCTGTCTTTGACTGGACAACCGTGCCTGTCTTTGACTGGACAACCTTGCCTGGTTGCACAGTCTCCTCAATTTCAAATGTTACGTTTTCGCTCATTGTTGTGTGTGGATGGGTTGTATATATCGATATATCATGAAAAAGTATTTCAATTTTACGCACAGGAATATATTTTATTTGAAAATATATTGGACCCTATATGCATTAGCTACAATGGCGATTTCGTATACATCGACAACATACCCCGATATTTAGGCAAATGACGCGACCCTTCTGGATATACACCGTGACACTCAAAGTAGCGCAATGATTCGTATTGCATTCTATTTTCGAGGACACGCTCTCGCTCTCTATATAGTTTGCGCCAATGTCTCTGGAAAAGGCGGAGCCAAAACGTTTTCAGAATACACTGATGGGTTCCATCGGGAAGCAAATTTAGCCGGACAATTTCGATACTATTCTTGGGGACCCCCAACATCGCACTATAAACATATAGGTATTTTAGCACGAGTTTGATGGAGTATTTATAGAATACCCGGGGGCTCACCACCATTGACATGATATGGTCGGAGGCCTGCAAATGGACCGACGAAATGTAATATTGGTCATGTGTTTTATCTTGGTCGACTAGGTCCTCATCCTCCCTAAACATTTGGTCATAAGTCGATAATTGATTATATGCATCTACTTCTTCATTGTCCTCGACATCGGTCTCGTCCGATTCGTCCGATTCGTCCGATTCGGACGATGAATCCGTATAACCATTTATATGAACTAAATGTCCGAATTCGTCTAATACGTCGAATTCGCCTCGTTCAAACTCTTCTGTATAGTCGGAATCGTCCGAATATACACTACTACCGTCTTCATCCGACCAATATTCTTCCATTATACATGTTAGATAATATGTCGGGTTCGGTTTATATAGTTTATCGACCCTTTTTAGTAGACTTGGGGAATCTTCGTTTACCACCAACCTTCTTGGGTTTTCTAGTCTTTCTCTTTGTAGTCTTGGATTTTCTAGTCTTTCTCTTTGTAGTCTTGGATTTTCTGGTCTTTCTCTTTGTAGTCTTGGATTTTCTGGTATTTCGTTTGTATCTTTTACCACCATTACTTTTTTCGGACGTCAATTCTTCGTCAGATTTTTCGGACGTCAATTCTTCGTCAGATTTTTCGGACGTCAATTCTTCGTCAGATTTTTCGGACGCCAATTCTTCGTCAGATTTTTCGGACGCCAATTCTTCGTCGATTTCTTCTTCTTCATTTGTCTCAATTGGTGTAGGTTCGCCATTTTTACCGAGTAACTCACCGGTCGCTGCTGACAATACTGCCCCTGTTGGATTTTCTATCGCTTCTTTCAACAAATCTGGCGATAAATGTCCCAATACTCCACTTCCCGTATTAGCAGCATTATCCACCTCAGATGGACCTTCTAGTGTTTCACTCATTTTAGATTCAATCTATATAATAAGAAAATATTATATATAATTCACAAAATGGATATTTTCACTGTATTTGTAATTTAAAAATCAGACGAATAAATACACATTATATTATTGCATAGAAACGCGTTTTGTATGTCCACGTCCATATCCATACTTTTTCTTAGCCTGTTTTGCTAAAGTATATGCCCTTTTTCGATGGTCGCATCCGGCCTCCAATATAGAAAAATCGACGGCGGCCGATTTACCCCCCGTGACCGAGCTGGCCAAACGCGCTAAACCCCATGATTGGGCGGTCTGATTCGGCCTCGACCCCGACGAAAAATAGGCCCCCTCCCCCTTTCGCACTATTTTACGCAGTGCCGACACTGAGCACCCCGTTGCTTTGGCAAGGGCCGGATTCGGCATAACAACGTCGACCCCATACATTTTCTTTGCATCTGTAATATGGTTTGATTTGCGGCTATGGAACGACGGTACTTCTCGACGCGTATAATATTTTCCACGCTTATATAATCGACGCGATTTACGCAATTCTCTCGATTGTTTGGCGCGGTCCGATAATGACAGACCAAATGGCAAATATCGTACAGGGACCTTCATTTGTATTATCTATAGATAATTGCGATTAAAGAATCAATGGCATTTTATGTTGTGAGTGTGGGGGGGGCATCGATAATATTATATCTGCTTGTTGTTTGTCTGGACTTAGACATAGAAAATATATAATTTAATGATTCTAAATATTATTTATTTGAGGGAATAGATTATTCTGAATTAAATCAATTTGCAAATAATGAAAAAATCAAAGTATACAATGTTATATTAAATGATAAAATAGAAGAAATAAATTGGTATCAAATGAAAAATACCGGAGATTCTATGTTTAGAAAAAAACAACTCATTTCAAAAATTGCGACATTATACACCTTTTCTCATTTAAAACGCCCATATTATTAGGCAAATGCGGTTGCAATAAAATAATAATATAATAGTATTTATATATTATTTATATATAAAATGGAAAATATAATACACAAGGTAAAAAATAATTCTTATACAACTTCTACTACTTGGAGTGAATTTACAAAACATTTAGAAAGATATTTAATAAATGGTGATATGGATTTATATTTAATAAATCATATAGAGCCTCATGTTTTTAATTGGCCAATGGATAGTATTCAAAATAAACATCAATTACAGATATTAGAAAACGACCCAGAAAGTATATTTTATAAAACTCTAAAAGTTAATGACTATGGTCCTCAAGGTATACGCTTATATAAAAATACTCAACTAGACCGCGTCCAACAAGTTTGGAGTATTTATAACTTAGTAGAAAAGTTGAATTTTTCACTTGATAATGATGAAATTATTTTTGAATTTGGTGCAGGAACTGGACAAATGGCAGATGTTTTATCCGATTTAAATTTTAAGGGGAGACATATAATATATGATTTGCCGTTAATGACTGTTTTACAAAAACATTTTATTGATAAAAAGGTAATAAAAAACACGCATATTTTAGACGATGAAAATATAAATATTATAAATGGAACTAATTTTTTACCTTGTAATCAAATAAATAGTGAAAAATATGTATTAGGTTTACCAAATATAAATTTTATAGCAACATATTCACTTACGGAAACAGATATACACACCCGTAATAGATTTAGTGAATATATGATAGAGTTTTCTAGGATATATATTGTTTATTGGCCTGGTAAAAATGAAGTAGGTGACTATAATGATAATACCGAATATATTGAAATGATACAAAAAAAAATTGAGAAAACACATTATTGTTTTAACGATAATAATTTTGAAAATGGAAAAGTATTTATTGCTGTAAAAAAATCGTTGTAGCATGATGAAATCAAGATGAAATTCATACTATTGATTTACATTTTTTTCTTATTTTTTGTCGAATAAAATGGGCGTTTTAAATGAGAAAAGGTGTAAAAAGACCGACCATCGATTTGAATACTTTTATTATAGAAAATAATATTTTACAAGAATCAAAAAATATTTTAATTAAAATAGATTGTCAAGGTGCAGAAATACCTATACTTAAAGGTTCCGATTCTATTTTAGAAAAAACAGATTTTATAATTTTGGAAATACCTTTGTTCGGACAATATAATGAAGGTGTCCCCAATTTTTTAGAACATATTTCTTTTATGGATAAATTTGGATTTAATGCATATGATATAATTGACAACCATTATATTAATGGTTTTAATATGCAAATTGATATGTTATTTATAAACAAAAATCATAAATTCAATACTATTGTCAATGAATTGTTATTATAAATGATTAAAAATAACAATCAGAATAATGTGATTTTTATTTTTGATATTATGTTTGTCTTATTTTCCCTTTTCTTAGTGTGTTAATGTAATTACAACCAATTAATAGTGCCCGCTTCGACATTAATACAATATATTTGTATAAAAATAGACACAAAAAATAAGATGAACAATATATAAGGAAAAATGGAAAAACAGCCACTTTTATCACCTCCGGTACATCAATTGTATAAAGTGCATATATTCGGGCCAGACAGCCGGTTGAAAAAAACCGTCGTTTTTTCCGGCGGGTTTCAATATGCACGGGAGGACATATTTAGCGAGGAGGAAATCGAATATATCGAATTGGAGGGCATCGAAATCGTCTTTTCCGAATTGTTGATTCATCCCGACGATACAATCGGTACGGTGAAAACCAAGATGTTGGGGGAAATCGGCGGCGTTGCCTACGAGGAAATATATCTATATGCGAAAACGACCAGACGGCTTCACGTGCAGACCATATATGAAAATGTTGCGGCGGTTTCCAGTATCGCCGATGACCAAGAATTGTCAAATATGCAGTTCGTACAGCTCGTAAAGAATCTCGAAATCGCCGACGCGGTCGTCGCAGAACTGGATAAAAAGTCGTCCTATACCTATGACGACCTCCTACTTCTCGGTATTGACGGGGAAGATTGCGAGATAAATTGCGCCGTGGGAATGCGCAATATGGAGGGGGTCGATTATCTGTTTTCAGCGAGCCCCTTTGATATAATGAACACGGGTGCGACGCGATACGAGCCGCGGACACAAAACCCCCTCCTCCTATTCGACAACGAATTACTCCTAAATTACGGACCCATCTTAGAAAACAACCTCTATTGTTGTTTAGCCGAATCCGTTTATGAATATTCGTTCAATCGCGGTGTCGACGAGGCCTATTTGACTTCACTATACTATCCCCTTTTGCACAAGCGGGGAATCCGTGGGTCGACTCAATTAGTCGATGGTCGCGGTGACCTTTTGAAAACGGCGCATTTGCCTAAAGACCTATATCAATCCGTCGATATGTTTTATCACGTTTTCTATAACAAAACCGAGGAAATCCCCTATATTCGTCGCGGAATCCAGTCATTCGCCTTTTCGATAAAACCGTTGATGAAAACGGTCATCCCCTTAGAAACCGTCTTCAAACAGATACATGCTACGAAGGAAATGCCCCTCATTAAATACAATCCGGGTCTAAGACGTGAGAATATGTATCGCATATATTCCGAGTCCATTTCTAAGACGGGTAAGAAAATACCCTTTTTGAGTGAATCCGTGATGACCAAATTGTCTAAAGATATGGCGAAGGCGCGGCAAATATCGGTATATTTGTCCGCGGCCGATATATTCGTCGATTTCGAGCAAACGGGTCAAGTCATTGTCCGTGGCTCTTTGAAAACCCCCCTTTCTTATGGCGATTTGAATACCCTTTTAATGCGGGAATTAGAGCCGTTTATCAATACCATCAATTCAATGCTCTCGCAGCCCATACACAAATTAGAATCGATATATTTGGATTCGGTCAGTGTTCTCGGACTGAAATACGTGGCCGTTGTTCCACTGGATAAACTGCAAATCAAACCCTTCTTAGGTTGTATATCGAATGTATTTGAAGTGTCGAGTTATGATTTAGCAAAACAAATACAAATGAAATTCAAACGGGTGGCCAACTATGTCGAAATGGATGCTCAATCGGAGCTGATTACCAAGGTGTTGCGCGATACGAATAATTACCAAGAAGCCGCACAAATGCTGATGGTGAACTATCAAATGACCCAAGAGGAGGCGATTATACGTATTGCTAAATATACTACGGAATTCCAAGAATTGGGGGGTCGCATCTTAGACAATCCCGGCTTCCCCCTAATCATGCACGCCCCCGTGGGCAAGAATCAGTTGGTCGTCGAAATCGACAATATATTGTCAATGGAGTATTTGGACGTCCTGGAGATTTATTTGGATACGATGTTGCGTATTATATTGCCTTATCGGGGGAGCAATTATCCGTTGGAAGATATTACACGCCTATGTACAAAAACGGCTAAAACCGGCAAAAAGGCGGTGGCGGTGGCGGCGCCCAAGAGTAATGTGGTGGGAGTGACCGATATTGCCGAAATCAAACCGACGCGGAAAATACAACCCCTAAATTTCGATTTCGGGGAGGACGACGATATGGAAGACCTCGATATGGGATTCGGTACGACTATAGGTGCCGTTACGGGATTATCAACTGGAGAAGAGGAAGAGCAGGAAGAGTACGAAGAACCATCGGGTGCAGATTTAGACCAAGAGGATGTATTGGATGAAAACGAAGAGGTCGATGATATAGATTTAGGTGAAACCAATGAAGATGGTATTTATATTGATTATGACGAAGAGGTTGAGGAGGAAAAAGAACCGCCTAAAGATAGTGAAGTGGCTAAATCTGACCAAGATAAACCCGACAACACAGAAACGGAAAAAGAAGACGCCTCGATAAAACCCGAAGAAAAGGAAGACGAGGGTGAAGAAGATGAAGAGGAATCATCATCCGAAGAAGAAGAAGAGGAAGAGGAATCATCATCAGAAGAAGAAGATGAAGAGGAATCATCATCCGAAGAAGAAGAGGAAGAGGAAGGAGAAGAAGAATCGACTAAATCCGATAATAAGGATGTATCGGAAAAGGATGAAAAGGCAGAGAAAAAAGAAGAAGATGTATCACAAGAAGATGAATCAGAAGAAGAGGAAGCAGAACAAGAAGTAGAAGAAGAATCGACTAAATCCGATAATAAGGATGTATTGGAAAAGGATGAAAAGGACAATTCCGAAAAACCAAATGAAGAAGAAGAGGACGAGGAAGATTCCGACTCAGAAGGCAGCTTTTTTTATGCGGGGGACGAAGAGGAAGAAGAAGACGAAGAAGATAAACCCAACGAGAAAAAAGGAGGAGAAGGCACACCCACACAAGGCAATAATATCGACGGATTATCCTTATATCCAAATCCCTTTTTAAAACGCCTAAAGGAAAGAGATAGTGTCCTCTTTTTAACTAAGAAGGAAGGAAAATACAATTCCTATTCGAAATCCTGTCCCTCCAATATCAGTCGTCAACCGATTATTCTCACAGACGAGGAAAAAGCGGAAATCGACCGAACAAATCCAGGGTCTTATAGCAATCCCGTAAAATACGGCTCTGACCCGAAGAATCAATTTTGGTATATTTGTCCAAGATATTGGTGTATGTTGACGAACAGTTCGATTTCAGAGGAAGACGTCAAGGCGGGAAAATGCGGAAGTATTATACCCCCCGATGCCAAAAAAGTGCCTAAAGGAGCCTACGTATATGAATTCAATAGTCGGACAAAGGAACATATTACTACCGATGGGAAATATATCGAGCATTATCCGGGCTTCTTACCACCCGATTCACATCCGGATGACCAGTGCCTCCCCTGCTGCTTCAAATTACAACAAAATGCGAAAACCCAAGAATGGGAGATGTCCGCGGCACAGAAGAAGCGGCGCGATGTCTGTAATAAACCCGAATTCTTAGACGGACCGTCCGATGGCAAGCAGGAACAGGCCGCCGATGCACCCGGCAAAGAGACCAATCGATTGATTACCTATGTGAAAAGCGCGGCCATTATCCCCCTAGAGAAATCGCGTTGGGGATTCCTCCCCCTATCCATCCAACTTTTCCTAAAGACCGACAATTCGGCGGCCACGGAAAAGACCAATCCCTCTGAAATTCGCCAAGAAACGCCCTGTTTACTAAGATATGGCGTGGAGCAATACCGAAATCAATCCTTCTTAGGATGTATGGCCGAAATATATGCTTATAAGCAGGGTATTAAACAAATCCCCACTGTCGCCGAATTGCGCAATATCTTGGCGAAATCGGTCACTCTCGACCAATTCGTCGGATATCACAATGGTGCGCTCGTATCAGTATTCAATCCCAGTAAGACCGAAAGGTCCGAAGAGGAACGTGCCGAACTGGTTGAAAAAGAATTGCCTAAATATGCCGATACAATCTTAGTAAAAACACTCAAGGATAAAAAGTCCCAGACCGAATTTATCCTAAATACAATTATCGCATATAACTACTTTAGGGAATTCCTAAAAGACGCAAATTCCGCCATCGACCACACCTATTTATGGGATATGGTGACCGGATATAACGTCAAATTGATGCGCGATGGCATTAACCTCGTCATCTTAGAATCCGCGAATAATGATATTACGAATCGCGTTGAAATGATTTGCCCCACAAATTCTAAGAATCAGACGGCCTATGACCCCCGTAAAGAAACGGTGATTCTGCTAAAGCAGGGGGAATTCTACGAGCCGATTTATCTATTTGAACAGCGCAAGGGTCGGATACACGAGACCAAGGCATTTATCGACAAGCCCACCACATTGGATAGTATAGTCGAATTGCTAAATCTGGTGAAAAACGTCAACCAATCGCAATGTCTTGGAAAACCGAGTTTACCCCGCGTTTATGAATTCGAGCAGAATATATCGGCGGAGCAACTGAATCGGGAATTGATTGATATAAGATATGATGTAGTGAGTCAAGTCGCGAATTATCAGGGAAAGATTATCGGATTGATGGCTAAACCGGGGGAGAGCGACGTCCCCATATTCATTCCGTCGACCCCGTCTAAAGCGTTGACCGATTTGGCGACCCATTATATGGACGACGAGACGTTATGGCATGATTATAATATTACCGTCACACGTCTAAAACAAACCTATGTGAAATCGGGACATAATATACCCTGTTTACCAAGAATGAAGGTATTGGAAGACGGATTAGTGGTCGGTATTATAACCAATACACAACAATTCGTGCAAATTGCGCCGCCATCGGAGAACATCTCGCCGGACGACGGTTTAGTCGCGATTAATGGGTCGAACCATTTCGAGGCAGATAAGGCGTTGACACTGAGTCGGACACATGATACGGAGCGCGACCGTGCAATCAAGAAAATCGCATTGGAGAGTAATTTCTATTCGGCTTTTCGCAGTTTGGTCCAAAATGCACTAAATAAATATGCCAATCGTGTTATAAGAAAAACACTGTTGACCGAATTGGAATCGAATAATCGGATATACAAACAAAAGGTGGAAATCGTCGTCGCTTTACTAAGACAACTCTTAGAAAACGAGGTCCGTTTCGCGGAATTCAAAGAAGAAGATTTGCTCGATTTGGATGAGATTACCCAATGCTCGGCGAATTGCGACGACCCCGATAAAAAATTCTGTCTAAAGGAAGTGGTCGAGGCCGATAAAGAAACGGGGGCCAAAGCCAAAGAGAGATGTATTACACTCATTCCAGATAAGCATTTGATAAGTGGCAAGAAAAACGAGGACATTTATTACGCCCGCATTGCGGACGAATTGATAAGGTATAGGCGTATTCGTCGGTTCATGTTCAAACCCAATTTCCAGCTCAATATCACGGATTCCGAATACAAAATCGATGCATCCGAATTCTTAGTATTACAGTCCACTTTCGGCACCGATTATTTCGCCGGCTTAGTTCCCTTCAATACAAATAAATATGTCAGCCGAATCAATTTCGACATTGCCGCGCCCATCAATACCCAGACCTATAACAATGAAATATCGCTATTGGAGCAGACGCGCATTCTCACGCAAAATGCGGCGGACAAATCCTATAATAATTTGATGTCGGAATGTATATTGAAGCAGGACCGTGTCATTGGCAATATTCAGAACAGTATGTGGAAACGTATATTCCCCAGTACGACGGAAGAAGTCGTTTTCAAACCCACCGTTTTTTGCAGTTATTATCCTATAATACAGGTATTGCAGGAGCGACTGGGCACCGTGATTTCGATACAAAATGTCAAGTCGTTTTTATGGCAGGGGTATAGCAAACTGCTGGACGAATATGGCGGCAAAATCGCCGAAGTATTGAAACAACAGGGGAAAAAGGAAATGATGGACAAGGTGGCGAAGAAACGGGCGACCTTGGAGGCGATTATACAGAGCGAAGAGTATTATATAACCGATTTGGATTTGTGGATATTATCGCGGGATGCCAATCTCCCCGTCGTCCTCTTTTCGTCGACCAAGTTGAACCAGTTGAAATTGTTGGTTGATTGGGTCCTCTTGGGTGGGAATGAGAATGATTCCTTATATTTCATACGCAGTCCGGCAAAAGTGATGGATAATACACCCCCCGAATATCACCTCATCTTAGGAAAATACAAATACATTGACCTAAAGGAGTTTCGAAAGGCGATGCAAACCGCCATCGCCGCGCGCGATACGGACGAACATTTAATACCATTGACCAAGTTTTTGAATATCAAGAATGTGGTCATTAAGCGTAAGGCGGTGCCTAAATAGGAGACGGGAGTGATTTATATCTTGTCTTATTTTATATTATTTATATGGCACAGCTGCCGGATTTAACTATACGGCTGGAACGGGAAAAGATACTGAGTCAGAGTCATATCGTAGGGCAAATACCGCCGCTTTTCAAAAAGGCAGACATACGAAAAGCGGTGTCTGGCGAAATCACTTGCAATTTAACATACGCAGATGACGTTGGAAAGCAAATGGCGAGTATTTTGAACGGTTCGTATGAGCTGGGTACGCAACAAGAAAACCCGGAAAAGCCGTCAATTACATTTAGCCATTTTGTCGAATTCGATGCTTTTATTACAACACATTTTGCACCGGATTCGAAACTGTCAGAACGCCGCGCAATTGCATTTAGTCCGGTTCCAATGGTCCGATGCAAGAGAGCGACGTACCCACCAAACGTCGAATCGGTCGATGCACTAATAGAGGCACTGACGCCATTTACTCCTATAAGTGAAATTCCGACTGACATCGAAGAAGTCGGCTGTCGACATGATGCGGAAGTCAAATGCCTTAAATGTAGGATATGTGGGTCAATTAGCGGGACGAGTCGGATAATAAGTCATTATTGTAAATGCAAATATCACATTTCTCCCAAATTCGGTCCATATACAATGGGCACGCGAATGAATGGAAAGGACTCGGGGATAAATCCCCATTTAGCCGAAGCAATATTACAACGTGAATATGGAATCGTTTCGCGAAATAAAGGTAAAACGATTATAGGGTCGTATGGCGCAGGTCCGTGTGTTATTTTGTGTATGCACAACAAAAAGAAACAAAAGGCGATTTTAGCACACATTGACGCAAGAACCGAATTCCCCCTCGGACTTTTTATTACCACTTTTCCCGATGTAACCGAAACCGACGTCTATATTGTGGGCGGTGACATTAGTAGCGCAATGATGACCAAAGACATCATCGATTTTTTGGCAAAACATCAATATAATATTGTATTTGCTCACGTTTCCAGCAAGATGGCAAATTGCTTTGCAATTGATTGTATCACAGGTGAAACATGGTTGGACGATGAAGTGGATATAGCCCATTTACCAGTGACTGTCAATAAACGTAATCGCGAAGATTCACTATTTCATCGGCTTATGCACGGAAGTCCGCAACTATTTGAGGTGGATATACCAAGGACACGTGCTTCACCCAGGTCTGCGTCAAAGAGTGAAAAAAAGACGTCGCCCAAGTCGGAAAAGAAGGGTGGGCGAAAACGCAAAATGACAAAATCGCGAAAGAAAAACCCGAACAGATAAGAATTTGTATAATGTTTATCATTATATAAACCAATAGATGGGTCTGCACTTTTCGGGAATCGAACCCGAGGCCTCCGCATGGCAAACGGAGATTTTACCACTAAACTAAAAGTGCGCAGTGTGTATCGTGCACTTTCCGGGAATCGAACCCGGGGCGTCTCATTGGAAGTGAGACATTTTACCACTAAACTAAAAGTGCGGAGGAGGGGAGGGGGAGTCTGGGTTATCGGGCTCGAACCGATGACCTACAGATTTACAGTCTGTCGCTACTTCCAACTGAGCTAAACCCAGAACTATTATAATAATGCTGCGTTTCTTTATATCGGTTTCGCGCAATATTTATTTGTCTGATTCCTAAACCAACCAAAACCCCGATTTTTTCAAGAGGTCGATTTTTTGGACAAATCCAACCACGTGGTTTGCATGGAAGAAATAGGTCGATTCGAGACTGCCAATATCGTGGTTTAACCAATAACCGTTTGTATATTCGTGTGGAGGATAAGTGTATAGTTTGGTACCGATATGCCCACGAGTATCTACGTAATCGCGAATATCAGTAATTCCTAAATCTTGGAAATAACTGCGCAAATTCTCTTGGTCGTTTTGAAAGGGATATTTGACTTGATATTCGTCGATGCGGTCCAATATATATTGCGTACCGGGT